GTAGACTTTGGCTTAGGTAGCGTACTTTACGACGTTAACACTAAGCAATATTACACCCCTAACACGGGAGACGTAAAAGGCGGCGACGTTTCCGTATCCGAGGACGGAGACGAAAATATATCATATACCGAGCATATACCGCTTAATACTAACGAAAGGGGGTTAAATGAATGAATATAAGAGTTACTAAGGATAGCGTAGAAATAGACGGCTACGTAAACGCCGTAGAAAGGCTTTCTAAACCACTTAACGACCGCTTGGGTAAGTTTGTAGAGCGTATTAAGTGCGGCGCATTTAAAAGGGCGCTAGAGCGTGCTAGCGACGTACGTATATTACTTAACCACGATTATACTAGAGACTTAGGCGGAATAAGTGACGGAAACCTAGAGCTATACGAGGACGCTATAGGCTTACACGCTAGAGCAACTATTACCGATAAGGAAGTAGTTAAGCAGGCGAGAAACGGCGAGCTAGTAGGTTGGAGCTTTGGTTTTACAGACCGTGACGTAGAGTGCGGAGAGGAAAACGGCTTAACCGTGCGAAACGTTAAAGACCTAGACTTATACGAAGTAAGCCTTATAAACCGCTCCAAAGTACCCGCTTACGACGGTACGCTAGTAGCGGTTAGATCCGCAGACGATAAGAGCTTAAATATAAGCGACCTTACCGAAAGCGATATAAAAATTAGGGTTGAGGAAGAGCAACCCGCTAATAATGATAATCACGCGGCAGATAACGGCGCGGTTGATTATACAGAGTACCATAAAATCATAGAAGAAATGAAAGGAGAATAAAAAGACTATGAATTACAAGGGACTTGTAGAAAAGAAAAACGATCTTATTACACGCGCCGAGGCAATTCTTAACGACGCCGAGGCTAACAAGAGAGAGCTTACAGACGCAGAGGCGCAGGAACTAGCAGAGATCCGCGACGACGTAAGAAAGATTAAAGAGGCGCTTAAGATCCACGACGAAATTAAGGACGAGAAAAAGGAACTTAAGGAAGAGGCAGCCGAAGAGCAGGCAGAGGCAGAGGCAGCAAAAGAAGAGGCAGCAAAGGCAGAGGCAGAGGCTAGAGCTTTTGAGGCTTACGTAAGAGGCGTAGTACTTAACGAGCGTAATGCCGTTAATATGACTAAGGGCGCTAACGGTGCGGTTATCCCTACTACTATAGCTAATAAAATTATAGCTAAAGTATATGATATATGCCCTATCCTGGAAAGATCTACAAAGTATAACGTAAAGGGTAAGCTTGTAGTGCCTTACTATGACGAAAACACAAACGCTATTACAGTAGCTTACGCTAACGAGTTTGAGGAGCTTACAAGCAACGTTGGAGCTATGGACAAAGTAGAGCTTGACGGTTTCCTTGCGGGAACTCTTACACTTATTTCAAGATCACTTATTAACAATGCACAGTTTAACATTGTAGACTTTGTAGTAGAGCGTATGGCTTACGCTATTAAGAGATTTATTGAAAATGAACTACTTAACGGCACAGATAATAAGATAGCAGGACTTAGAGGAGTTACTAAGAGTATTACCGCGGCAGCTACAACCGCTATTACTGCGGACGAGGTAGTTAAGCTACACGACGCTATTAAGGACGACTTCCAGGGTAACGCTATTTGGATTATGTCGCCTGCGACACGTACCGCACTTAGAACACTTAAGAGCAATACGGGTTATTACTTGCTTAATGATGATATTTCTAGTCCGTTCGGATCTACTCTTTTAGGTAAGCCCGTTTACGTTTCCGATAATATGCCCGATATGGCAGCAGGAAAGACCGCTATTTATTACGGAGATATGAGAGGACTTGCTACTAAGTTTAGCGAGGAAATGACTATAGAAGTACTTAGAGAGAAGTACGCAACACAGCACGCCGTAGGTGTAGTTGGTTGGTTAGAGTTTGATAGTAAGGTTGAGGACGCACAGAAGATCGCTAAGCTTGTTATGAAAGCGTCATAAAGGGGGCTAAAGTATGGCTTATAAAGCTATAAAGAACTTTAGCGGCGTGGTGTCTATGTACGTGGGCGAAGTTAAAGAAATAGCCGACGTTGACATAGCTAAAGACCTTTTAAGCGCGGGCTATATCGAAGAGGTAAAGCCCGCCGTAAAGGTCAAAGCAACACCGACTAAGGAAACAAAAGAAGATATAAAGCCCGCAACTAAGGGCAAAACTAAGCGGGGGTAATAAACCCCTAAAAGGGGGTAACTTATGAACGCTATTACAAAGGTTAGCGAGATCCAGGCGCAAGACGTAGCCGACTACTTAAGGATCGCAGAGCTAACAGAGGACGACGAAAACTTTATAACGTCAATTATAGGCGTAGCTAAAGACTATATACTTAAGTATACGGGTATAAAGGACGAGGCGGCGCTAGACAATTATAACGATATGGTTATAGTAGTCTTTGTTTTATGTCAAGATATGTACGACAATAGGGCTATGTATGTAGATACTAGCAACGTTAACCGAGTAGTTGAGAATATACTAGGCTTACACCAAAGGAACTTATTATAATGGCGAGAGTAGAAAAGAACGCGGGAAAATATAATAGACGGATAGCTATATATAAAGTTACTAAAGGCAAAGACGCCGCGGGCTTTCCTGCGGACGTAGAGGCGTTAGTACTTAATGCTTACGCAGAGGTTAAAACGACTAAAGGCTTTACTCTTATTATGAATAATACAGACTATGAAAAAGCGCTTACTCGTTTTACGATCCGCTACCCCGTTACCGTAATTACTTACGATATGATTATAAAGTACCGCGGTAAAACTTATAGTATAGAGTATATTAACAATGTAGACGAGGCTAACGTAGAGTTAGAGCTACAATGTAAAGAGGTGCGGCAAATTGGCAAAGTTTAACCAGGAACTACCAAACGATATTATTAAGCAAGTTACACAACTAGAGAAAAACACCGAGAAAATGCTAGCAGAAATGACAGAGGCAGGCGCTAAAGTTGTTTTAGGTAATATAAAAGCTAGCGTCCCGTCTAGTTGGCGCTCTAGTAATATTATGAAGTGTTTAAAGGTTACTAAAACTTATAAGACGCCAAGCGACGACGGTATTAACACTAAGATAGCTTTTTACGGTTATTTTATAAACCGTAATAGAGAAAGAATACCCGCTCCACTTGTAGCAAATGTTACGGAGTACGGGCGAAGTAATAGCCCTTATCCTAAAAAGCCTTTTTTAAGAAAATCATTTAAAAAGGCGCAGATACAAAAGGCTATGCAGGCGGTACAAGATAAATACATACCAAAGGGGTAAGCTATGATATTTAATTTTAACCAGGAAATAGAAACAGTATTACAAGATCTAGGCGTACCCGTTAGCTTTGTGTTTTATGACGGAGACGCCGAAACCTACGTTACATATATGCAGCTAGACAAGGATAACGCGCTAGCAGGCGACGACGAGCTACTAGGTTGCGTACAATATTACGACTTCGATATATATAGCAAAGGCAACTATTTAAACGTTATAAGTAAACTAATAGATTTAATGCAGGCGGCGGGGTGGACTTATCAACCTAGCCGAGATAGTCCCGACTTATACGAGCGGGACACTAAATATTATCATAAGACAATTTGTTTAGCAAAAGAAAGCGAGGTTTAGACAATGGCTAATATAGGTTTAACTAATATATGGTATAGCCCACTTACAGAGGCGGCAGACGGTACGGCTCTTTATGCAGGCGCTAAGCAGCTCGGTAAAGCGGTTAGTTGTTCTACATCAATAACAAATAACGAGGCTAAGCTATACGGAGACGACGCACTAGCAGAGAGCGACACAAGCTTTGCAAGTGGTACTATTACACTAGGAGTTACAGACGATAACGACGACGTTTTCGCCGAGCTTTTAGGTCACACAGTAACAGAGCAGGGCGAAGTTATAAAGGCGGCAAGTGACGCCCCTATTTATGTAGGCGTTGGACGTATTGTTACTAAAATGGTAAACGGAGCTTACAAGTATAAAGTTGAGTTTCTTTATAAGGTTAAGTTTAGCGAGCCAAGTAAGGACGAGTCAACTAAGGGCGAGAATATCGAGTTTTCTACTCCAAGCGTTGAGGGTATTATATCGACACTTGACGACGTTAACAACACTTGGAACGTGTCAAAGACGTTTGATACAAAGAGCGACGCGCTTACTTATCTTAAGAACTTGCTAGCAGCAAGTGGAGAGACTTATAGAGTAACTTATGATCTTATGGGCGGTACGGGAGACGTAGCCGACGAGAGCGTTAACGCAGGCGATAGCGTTACTCTTGCAGATAGTGGAGAAATTACCGCTCCCGAGGGTAAAGTATTTAGCGGTTGGGCTACTAGTGCAGCAGCTACAACCCCTAACGTTTCTAGCCCTTATACACCAAGCGGCAACGTTACACTATACGCAATTTACGCTAACGAGTAAATAATAACTAAGTAGATAGGGCGGGATCTTTCCGCCCTTTTTACGAATAAAAGAAAGGGTTTTTAGTTATGGCAAATAAGAAAAACATAGAAAAAGCAGAAATAACATACAAAGGGGTTAATTATGAGTTAGTTTTTAACCTTAACGTTATGGAGCAAATACAAGAGGAGTACGGCAGCGTAGCAGCCTGGGGGGATCAAGTAGAAAACTCCGAAGAGCCAAACGCTAAAGCCGTTAAATACGGTATTACTTGTATGATTAACGAGGGTATCGACATTTATAACGAGGATCACGAGGACGACGAGGACTTTAAGCCTAGAAAATTTATGAGTGAAAATAAGGTAGGTAGAATTATTACCGAGATAGGACTAGGCGAGACTACTAAGCAACTTAAAAAGTCGGTAGTTGACGGAACGAAGAGCGACGAAAAAAACTAATTATCCACGACGAGGTTACAGATCCTACAATTAACTTTAAGTGGTTTCGATTTATAGGAAGAACAAAACTAGGACTTACAAATCACGAAGTAGGACGCCTTACCTTGCGAGAGTTTAACGCCGAGTACCAACTATATAAGGACGACTTCGACCTAGAATTATTATTAAAAGCAACTAGGACGACGTACGCAAAGGCTAAACAACAAGCACAGCAGGCGGAAGAGTGGTTTTAAGGACTTTTTAGGGGCGTTTTTAGTGACGCCCTATAAATATACTAATCAATAACGAAAAAGCGTTAAAAAAGGACGCTAGAGCGTTAAAAAGGGGGTGCAAATATGGCGGGCTTTGGTGGATCTATAAAGCTTACGGGCGAAACCGAGTATAAAAAAGCTTTAAAGAACATACAAACGGGGCTAAGAGAGGTAGGCAGCGAGCTAAAACTTGTTAGCGCTCAATATTCTAGTAACGATAAGGATATAGCGGCACTTAGCGCAAGTAGTGCTAACCTTACTAGCAAGCTAGAAAGCCAAAAGAAAGCTATTGCAGACCTTAAAACTCAATATAATTCTATGGCGCAGCAATACGACGCGCAGACTAAGAAAACGGCAGATCTACAAAAGGCTTACGATAACGAAAAAGCAAAGCTAGATCAAATTAAGGCTACTCTTGGTACGTCCTCTAGTGCTTACCAGGAACAAGCTAAAGTAGTAGATAAGTTAGGCGAGGAACTTAAGCAGAGTACAACCGATCAAGAGGCTATGGCTAATAGCCTTAGTAATATGCGGGTGCAGATTAACAATGCAGAAACTAGCGTTACTAAAGCCGAAAACTCACTTAATAAAATGAACGAAGAGCTAGCAGAGGTAGACGACGAGGCAGGCAAAGCAGGCAAGGGCGTAGACGACGCAGGCGACAAGGCAGAAAAGGCGGGGGCTAAGTTTGAGGGTTTAGGTAAAGTAGCGGGCGCAGCTATGAAAGCTTTGGGCGCGGCTTTACTTGCGGCAGGCGCGGGAGCGGTAGCTATAGGTAAGGCAGCTATAACAAACTATGCAGACTACGAGCAGCTAGTAGGCGGAGTAGAAACGCTTTTCGGTACGGGTGGCAAATCTTTAGAGACTTACGCCGCTAGTGTAGGTAAGAGCGTAGACGAGGCAAGAGGCGAGTATAACCGACTAGAGGCGGCACAAAAGGAAGTGCTAGCAAATGCCGATAACGCGTATAAAACCGCGGGTATGAGTGCTAACGAGTATATGGAAACCGTAACGAGTTTTAGTGCGTCGTTAGTATCATCACTAGACGGCGACACGGCTAAAGCGGCTAAAGTTGCGGATATGGCTATAACCGATATGTCGGACAATGCTAACAAAATGGGTACGGATATAGCTAGTATACAAAACGCTTATCAAGGTTTCGCTAAGCAAAACTATACAATGCTAGATAACCTTAAGTTAGGCTATGGCGGAACTAAAGAGGAAATGCAACGACTACTAGAGGACGCGGAAAAGCTAAGCGGCGTAGAGTATGATATAAGCAACCTTAACGACGTATACGAGGCTATACACGTAGTACAAGAGGAAATGGGTATAACGGGTACTACGGCTAAAGAGGCGGCTAGTACTATTAGCGGCTCTATGGGTATGGCTAAAGCGGCTTGGACTAACTTACTTACGGGTATGGCAGACGATAACGCTAACTTTAGCGGCTTAATAGATGACTTTGTAGAAAGTGCCGTAACGGTAGCTAATAACCTTATACCACGTATTAAGACAGTAATAGGCGGTATAGGCGACCTAGTAAACGGACTTATAAAAGAAACTTTACCGCTTATACTTGAAGAGCTACCGCCACTAATAGGGGATCTATTACCCGTGTTAGTAAACTCGGTAGAGGGAATAATAACGGGCGTAGCGTCAATACTACCCGACTTAGTAGACGTTATAGTAGACGTTATACCCGACATAGTAAGCGGTATTTTAGGTATGTTACCAACCTTAATTACTGCGGGCGAGGATATTATAAAAAGTATATTAGAGGGCGTAGGCGAAGTACTACCCGACATAATAGACGCTATTATAGATTTAATACCCGACATAGTAGACGCTTTAATAGATGGTATACCCGATATATTAAAAGCGGGTATAGAGTTATTAAAGGGAATAGTAAAAGCTATACCTAAAGTAATAACAGAGCTTGTAACAATGCTACCCGATATTATAACGGCTATAGTTGATACTTTAACCGAAAGTATAGACGTAGTTATAGAGGGAGCTTTAGCACTCTTTAACGGAATAATAGAGGCTATACCGCTTTTAATAGACGCTTTAATACCACAAATACCAACTATTATAACAACTATAGTTAGCTCTTTATTAAAGGGTATAAATAGCGTAATTAACGGAGCGTTAGCGCTACTTATGGGTATAGTTAAGGCTATACCGCAGCTTATAAA